GCAATATGTTTACTTACAAATGGTTTTTCTGTTCTTGCTGCCGTTGCAAGAGCATTTCTTAAATCTTCTTGTGCATCTCTAAGAGATAACTTTACTGCTTCTGATAATGCCATTTTAAATTCCTAGTAATTTACGTTGACGATTAAAATAATTATGTAGTATCCAAGAGCTACTATTTAACTTATCAGTTCCTCCTACTCCATATTCAAATGTGACATCTTCATTATTAGCAAACCCCATAGTTTCTGGAGTATTACTATGTCCTCTATCACCACCATTACAGAATACAACTTGCTTAGATATTTCTAAGCATTTTCTAATTGCACCCTTTGCAGTATCATCAGAATCATCCCATGATATCACAGCATCGACCATATCTAGATGACGAATGATATCTGCTCTTTCTGTCCAACACTGAAAGTATTGACCTTTCTTTCTTTTTAACCAAGGATCTCCATTTAATCCCACAATTAGGTAGTCAGAAAAATCTTTTGCCCTTTCAAAATATCTTAAGTGACCACTATGTATAGGATCAAATCCACCTGTAACAAGACTGACTTTATCAAAAATCATTATTCAAAAGTAGAATCTGGTTCTAATGCAATGTAGTAGTTTAAATTAAAATTAGTGTTTGTAAATTTAGCAAGCAATTTAGAAGATATTGTTACATCGTAACTACCAGGAAATATTTTAATATTTTCAACTTTAAAATTAAAAGAGAAGTTTTTATCTGTTTCACCCACTATGACAGCAAATTCATTTGATGTATCATTCTTTTTATCCCTGACAACTAACTTAACAACTCCATTTTCACCAACTGCTGCTAAGTCTGGAAGTTGATAAACTGCTGCTGCTTTTAATAATTTTTCTAAGGTAACTCTTTCTAATTGAAAACAAGCATCTTGAGTTGGTAATGTAATCTCTTTCTCAGGTGGTGAAATAATAACTTGTGGATCAGCATAAAAATATTTAACTCTACGTTTACCTTCACGTATAGTTAAATATGAATCTTCACTAAAATCTAAATTAGGATCTTGATGAAGACTTAATCCATTTAAAAATTGATTGAGATCATATATTGCAACGTCTTTTGGAAAATCTTCTGTTATATCTGCTTCGGCAAGAATATTTTTGGCAACAGATATTGTACGAAGTTTACTGCCTTGTTTAACAAGTATTGAATTATTGATTCCTGCAAAATTTTTGAGGAGTTCAAGTGTGATGTCAGATAATTTCATAGATTCAAGAGTTTGCATAATTAAGGCATTTGTTCAAAGTTTCCAGATGGCATGGATGGTTCTCCATAATGTCCATCAAAGTGTAATAACAGCATAGCATAATGTATTACTTTTAACAAGTCTTTTTTATTTTTCCCATCTTTATTTCCATATCTACTTCCATACTTTAGTATATTTGCTTGACAAAAAGAAGATGCCAAGTCTTTTGATGCCATCAAATCAATGGTTTGAACTTTTCGAAACTCATGAGAGTTTCCTGTGTAATGACCTTGATAAGTTCCTGAGACATATTCTTCAATATCTTTTAAAATTTCTTTTTCATGATATTTAAAATAGTGTGCTGACATTTGTTCCTCTCTTACTTGTAGTGACATTCCGTCGTCATAGGTTGAAAAATGATGTGCTCTTTGATCATCTATATCTGCCATGTATTGATCATAGTAATTACTTTCATAATCAAGTCCATCATCTGTTGATATCTCTGGTGGCCATGGACTACCAGGTGTCCATTCATATCCACCAGATTCTTCAATTTCTTTTTGAAGTTTTTCGTAGTATGCGTCGTCTTTCACAATAGGATACTCCTCATCAAATGTGCCACCTAATATAGATGCTGCTAAACTCCATGCATTAACCATAGGTAAATAGGAAATCATTTACAAGACTTTCTGCCTTTTCTTCTCCAAACTTACCCTTCAGATATCCTGATACTGGATCGAGTTTAGTCATGTATGCATCAAAGTCTTTATAAAAACTGGTATCAGTTCCAGTTGGTTTCTTTAATTCTATCATATCCTTATACTTTGTCAAGTATTTGGTAAACATTTCTAAGTGATCATCTACTTCATCCATAGTACATTTAGCAATATAAACATTCTCAGAGAAGTGATTACCTGGTTCAAAGAAACGATAATCTCCTTCACTCTTTGGTAGTCCATCAACTGAGAACAAATAGTTTTCTACAGGATGTTGGAAGTCAAAGACAATAATGACCTTCTTGTCAAAGAATCCCATAAGATCCATACCAAAACATGGAAGATTACTGCCTGTCTTAGGATAGATGATGTTGTTGTATATGCAAGATTTTTCATTCCAAATTTCTACCTCTCTTGATTTAATAAAGTATTGTGTAGTATAAGTCTTTGCTGTTAGGAAAGTTCCTTTACTTTCCCAATTTGCCCAAACACTCCCTACTCCGTTGTGGAGAGGGAATGTTTCATGAAGGACATCTTTGTAATTACTCCACAGATTCATTAGTCTCAAAATTAACTTCAGCATCTACTTTGTCGTAGAGTTCCATGAATGATTGTTTTGTATCATCATCGAAACGATTTGTACAAACTTGGATTGCCTTTGCTTTGTCTTTAAAGATAGAATAAGCACGAACTATATGAACCAATCTACGAGTACTGATGATCTCTTCGATACCACCATCGTAGAATGTTTTACGAATGATGTCTGCCCAATCAACAAGTTTCTTAATAAACTTTTCATCAGAAACATTAACACTCGCACCATGCAAAGTTAACATCTTTTCTTCAGTCTTAATAGATGGATATGATTGTTCAAAGGTTACAGGAAATCTCTCAAGGAATGCTTCGTTAAGAACATTAGTTCCTATAAATCTACCATCCTCAGATCCTTTACCTTTAGTGTTTGCAGTTGCAATCACATTGAATCCTGCAGCAGGTTTTACCCATCTACCTATCTTCTTCAAGAAGACACCTTTACCTTCAAGAATAGATTGTAAACATAAAATCTTGTTTGATGCTAAATCAATCTCATCTAAAAGGAGTACAGCTCCCCTCTCCAAAGATTCGATAACTGGCCCATTGTGCCAAACAGTGTTACCATCAACAAGACGAAACCCACCAATAAGATCGTCTTCATCTGTCTCTATAGTAATGTTGACTCTAATTAACTCTCTATTTAGTTGGGCACATGCCTGTTCAACAGAGAATGTCTTACCATTACCTGACAATCCTGTGATGAACGCAGGGTAGAATTGTTTAGATTTAATTATGCTTTTAACATCTTTAAATCCACCAAAAGGTACAAATGTATTGTCTACATCTGGAACTAAATTTCTCTCAGTTACATCTGCTGATGGTGCATTAAATGTTTTCTCAATCTTCTCAACTGCTTCTTGAGTAACTTCAAGATTCCATTTACCTTTAGATACTTTGTACTTCTGTAGTTTTCTGGTGACAGTATTGTAATGAATGTCATTCATAGAACAGAATGCTTTGATATCTGCTGTAGTAAATTCAGTACCGTAGAGTGATTTTAACTTATCAGTGATTTGATCTTCGGTCATTTTAACAGTGAAGGGAATGTAAGTCATGATGTAGTTGTTTGTTTGATATACTTATTATAATCGATATCAATATCAATACAACCATACATGTGCCACTTATTTAATTGTCTACTCTATCATTCCATTCTTTGAATGATGATTGTAAGTTAAGTGGTTCTGGGTCTTTAATACCCTTTACTTTTTTCCAATTTGAATACAATGCTTGAAGATGCCAAGATTGAGATAAACTCTTAGGTCCATTCTCTAACAATTCAAGTTCCATCTTGTTAGTTGTATATTTTTTGTAGTCTTCTCTCCAATTAGAGATGTCAATTTTGTTATCCATAAGTAAAAGTTTTTCCTTTAATTTGAGATTGTCCCTCTGGGTTTTTACCCCCTGCTTTAAATTTACCTACACCTATTCCTTTTGCTTTTCCAAGACCACCTTTTCTAGTTGCCTGTAGTCTACCACTTTTTTTAGTTTGTGTCAACACAGAGTCTTGTCCATACTTCTTACCAAGTGCCTTTACTGCCTTCTTAAATTTTCTTTTACCCATCTTTCCAGAGGTTACCACATGAGATCTCTCTTTAACTTTTGTTTCTTTACCAGTTTTCTTATCCTTCTCCACATATGATCCAGTGACCTTTGTAGCACCTGGTAAACCCTTACCACGAATATCTTTATCTAATTGCTTTGCCCTTGCCTGATTCTCTTTCTTGGACTTGTCACCCCTCGAACCTGATAGAATAGCCATGCCACCCTTATCAGATTTACTTTTAATTCGAGAGAGACTACTCTCTTGCATGAACTCCTTATAGGTCTTCATCTCTTTTGACATTTTTTAATATTTATGCAATTAAGTCTACAAACTTACTAAGTATACTTCTGTTCATTTTCTTTGCAGTTAATGACTTTGTAAATGCTTTTTTAATTTGTGCTTTAGTTGCATCATCTTCGACCTCAAACTCAGAACTACTTGACAATGTTTTAGATGACATACCAAAGTAAACTTTGTATCCAACATTTTCAATTGCAACTGATTTGGTTTTTTTGAAATGCCTTAACTTAACTTGATACTCTTGAGAGTTGCAATCCATATCATTCATACGTAGAAATCTACCGGCATCTCTAGTATCCAAAATTCTAATTCCTATGAAATTAACATTTGGAAATGTATCACTTATATCTCTTAACAAGATTGGTGTGAACTGATACCAATTACTTGTTAATTGATAAGTTTTACCGGTTTTACGATTGCGTAGAAAACATCCTTCACTAATATAATTAGTGCCCATGTATGGTGTATCTTCCCATGATCTCTGTATTGATTTATGGTAATTTAAACTATTACCTTCACCATCAGTAAGAATAACACAATTAACTTTTTCCAACTTGTGCTGCTTTTGAAATTGAGGAAGTATTTGATGCAATGCAATGACAGTTTCATTCAAGGGAGTTCCTGATAATCCCAAACCGATTGGAACTATACGACTTGCATGATAGTTTCTGAATGATTTAACTATACGGTAAATGTTTAGCATTTGCTCTTCTAACTCTCTAGCACGAACTTTACTTGTGAAAAGATTCATCAAACTGAAATACTTATCAACTGCCATTAAATCATCCTTAGGTTCATAGAGTGGTTTAGCATCAATATATCCCTCTGGACTATATGATCTAGGAAAATTAGAAGTGAAGGCATATACTTCAAATGGTATTTGAACCTTCTTACAAAACCATATCAAGTTGTATAATTGTTTAATTGTATCCTCCATCACATAACTCATTGAACCAGACCAATCAAGAATAAACACTAATCCATGATTCTTACCATCTGGTAGTAAAGTAACTTTCTTAAAGAGATCCTCACTAAATTTATAATTAACAAGTTTTGTTGTGTCAAGAACACCAGTGCGACTAGTGGTAGCACGAGCATATGCACCTGCAGATTTCTTACACTCAAACTCTTTGACAAGATAGTTGACCTCTTTCTGTGCAGACCTTTTGAACTTAACAAAATCTAATTTAGTCTCTTCAAGAAACTTTACCATCGAATAATGGTCAGGCATTTCAGAGTCATTCTCAGGTATATCAGATGCTGTTGCTTTACACAAAGAATGAATAATTTGATTGTCGATGATGAGTTCATTAATATCTAACTTTGGTATTTCAAGATAAACATTTTCTCTTCCAGTTGTGTTTGCAAGATTCTTCAATGCTTCTTCTAAACTTTCAGCAGTTTCTGATACAACTTCTTCTGACAAATCAATAGGTTCATTCGTATCAGAACCTCGTCCCATTTCTGTTGTGACTTGAACAGGTGCTTCTCCTTCCTCATCACCATCTTCATCAGATTCAGTCATATTACCATCTTCATCATACCAATCATCTCTCACATCTTCAAGATCTGCTCCTGTTCCACCACCAAAGGACTCGTTAGATTCCATTTCTTTCTCTTCTTCTTTCTTCTTCTCTAACTCACCTAAAACATAATCAAATATTTGTTTTGATACTTTCAACACTTCATCAAATGTCTCACATAAAGAAACTTTATTTACATAGAACATCTCTTCTGTAGAAAAAGGAATGTTATAATGTGTTCCAATCTTAAACTCAAGATTAATACGGTCAAGAAGATTCATCTCAGAAATATCTTTTTGTTTGACTTGAAAGAAATCTTTTTTGTGTAGCTCTGTATATCCTCTATAAAATGTTTTTGATATACCCTCATAACGTCTCTTCATTAATCTTTCGATACGAGCATCCTCAACAATGTTTACGATGGCAGGATTCATCTTATATTCTTTCCACCAGTGTCTATCTGGTGTATAGAGTGCATGTCCAACTTCATGACTCACCAACATATCAATCACTTCATCGGTTGTATTCTCCCACATGGGTAATGTCAATACTCTTGACTGCACATTAAACTGTGCTGTCTCAACTTTCTTGTGCTCTACAACAAGGTCTTCTGTAGCAAGTAGTTTAGCAAGTTGTGATTTGATTTCGTAATTGGTTGTCATTGGATCTTTGTCTGATATACCTATTATAACAACGAAACCCTACCGTTGGCAGGGTTAAGTAGACACTTTATTAACTGTCTACGTCTTTCTCTTGCAGAACGTAGAGCTTGTGGTTTAAGTTTTCGTTTCTTCTCCTTCTGGGAGTGATGTTGCCAGTTTGGAACTCTCATGTTTTTAAATATTTATATTATAGCACTAAATCCCTTAAGCTTACCAAACTTAATAACTTTTTCAAATTTATCTTCCATACCTGTTTTATGAGATATGACAAATGTATTTGCATCTTTTATCACATAACGTATAATTTTCAAAAACTCTTCAGTTCCAAAACCATCAAGAGATGAATCAAATACCTCATCCATAATTAAAAGATTTGTATTTACAGAATTTTTTAGTCTTGCAACTTCTCTCCATGTAAAGAGTAATGCTAAGTCAATACGCATCTTCTCACCCTCACTAAAAGAAGAATATGAAAAATCCTCATGTATCGGAGATTCAATAGTTTCGTTAAATTCTTCGTCTAGTTTAAAATTAATATAAAAATCCATCATCTGCAAATAACGATTTACTTGCTGATTAATAAATGGTAAATATTTTTTGATTATTTTTGTTTTAACACCATCGTCTTTTAGGAGGGAATATGAAAAATCATAGTAAACCATTTCCTCTCTTTGCGATGAAGACTTTTCTATTGTAGAATTGAGACTATTTTTAAACTCTTTTAACTTTTCATGTTCAGTATTTCTATTTTTAAATTGCTCGGTAATAATTTGAATTTCTGATTCCAAATCTCTGATCTGTCGTTGGCAACCAGATATCTTAGTATTGTTTTTAGAAATGTCATTGTTGAGTTTAATAATCTCCTTTGATAATTTTTGAAACTGACGTTCTCGGTCTTGCTCTTTTTTGATAGTCTTTTCAAGGTCTTTATAACCCTTCTTAAGTTCCTTGGCTTTAGTTTGAACGTCAGTAATTTTATTTAAGCGAAACTCTTCCTCTATAGATTGAGTACATGTAGGGCATGATACATTATCAGTGAAGAACTTATGTTCCTTGGTAAGGGTTGATACTTTATTCGATAATTTACCTTTTAGATTGTTAAGTTTTAGTAACTTTTCTCCTGCACCAGTAAGTTTTTTTTGCTCTTCTATAAGATCATATACATTATCTTCTAATCCCTCAGTTTGCATTATCAGAACACAAACTTCATCACCTAAATTATCTTTTTTCTTTTGATTTTCTGCAATATTATTCTTTCCCTGATCCTCTAATTCCTTGATAAAATTCTTTTGCATTGATATTTTATCACTCAAATTATCTTTTTTTAAATCTAAAGATCTTAAATTTTCTCTTTGAAGTCTCAATTTTTCTCTGATAATATTATTCATAGCAGAAAATATACGAATATCCAATAAATCTTCAATAACCTCTCTACGATTATTTACAGATAATTGCATAAAAGGAACAAACGTACTACTTCCTAATATTACTATTTGAGTAAATGATTTATAATTTAATTTTAAAATATTTTCTTCTAATATTTTTTGATTTGATCTATCATCTGATTGTTTATTTAAGATATTTCCATCTATCTCAATATCAAATATATTTGGTTTGATACCTCTTCTAACAAGATATTTTTTACTGTTTGAAGAAAATTCAATCTCAACGAGACAATCTCTATCATTTGTAGCATTTACTAGTTGAGATTTATTAATTTTACGAAAAGACTTATTAAACAAACCAAATGTCAATGCATCAAGCATGGTGGATTTACCAGCACCATTTGTTCCAATAATTAAATTAGTGGTAGCCTCTTGAAAATTAATCTCATTCCAATGATTTCCTGTAGAAAGAAAATTCTTCCACTTAATTTTTTCAAAAGTTATCATTTTTTAGGTGGTATCACAATGTCATTTTTAGTAATAATAGCATACTTATAATTGTTTAGTTTACATGTCTTAATTGCTAGATCATCATCAATTTCTATTACGTCCATCTCTCTATCATCTTCATCCTCTAACATCATAGCATATCTATCTGCATCGTCTTCCTGTTCAAAAAGAAACAATACTTTATGTCCTCTTTTATCTTCGACAGCAAATATACCTTCATTTCTGCGATTTTTTAAACTAAGAAGATACATTTACTCTACCTCGCATGCTTGTTTATACAAATTTTGAAATATATTTTTAACAATACTTTTATCATAATCAAAATTAGAATCATCAATATATCTATTTAAAATAGATAATGTATTTTCTTCATCATAATCTTCAAAGTTATCATTAGTATTCAAAGCAAAATTTTCAACTATCTTCAGATCTTGAATGCCAGAATTATAAAGTTTATCAATAAATTTTTCAAATAATTTAATATCAGTTTTTTTACGAACAATAACTTTTACAATTTTATTATTATATTGTCTAAAATCAAAAGTTTGATAGGGTGTATCATCATAATAAATGTTATAAAATAATCTATATGGATTATTTATTGATTGATGTGTTTGATCATCAGTATCAAATATGTGGAAACCTCTGTCATCATTTACATCATTCCAATACATTTCATATGGATTTCCCAAATAGTATATTTTTTCATTATCAGATCTTGTATGAAAGTGTCCAGAATAAACTTTTTCAAATTTATCTAAAATACTAATATTCATTCCATCTTCCATTACATGATACTTATGTGCTTTAAATCCATTCAATTCAAGGTGACCCATTGCGACTTTTGCATCAGTTTTTTCAATAAGTGATGCAGTTTCTTCATAATTCTCAGAATTTATCCAAGGCAACATTAATATTTTAAATCCATCCAACTCTATTTCTGTAGCTTTTGAATAAACATTTATGTTTGAATAATTTCTCAATAACAATTCTGGTGAATTTACATCATTGGTATTTTTATAATAACAATCATGATTACCTATTGTCAAGTGTACCTTATACTTTTTTAATGGTTCAAATACAACTCTCTTTGACCATTCTAAACTTTGTAAATCAATTGATTTTCGACTATCGAATATATCACCCATATGAATCACAGTGTCTATCTTATGCTGCTCTAAGGAAGGAAAAAAGATATTCTTATAGAATAGTTCAAAATAATCATGAAGATGTTTTGAACCTTTACGTGCCCCGTAATGAGTATCCGTTATAATTGCTACTTTCATCTATTACTATTTTTATACTGAATATTATCTTTTATTGTGTTATAATCAGAACTTGCACCAGAAAGTGCACCATCATCTACAGTCATCACTTCATCATAACCACTCTTTTCAATGATCTTTGTTTTAATATCTAATTGTTTTTTCTCCTTTTGAATTCTTCTTAGGAATGCATAGTGTACAATTTGAGTAAAGTATGCGAATGGATTACGGGATTTCTCAGGATCAAAGTTATTGATATATTGAACACAATTCTCAATACCATCTGATATCATATCTTCACGAAACATATAATTAACAAAATTGGGTTTAAATGATAAGTGTGTTGCGATCTTTAAAAAACAATCTCCAAGATAATTAGGAATTAAAGGTTTACCTTCCCAAGCTCCTGTTTTTGGTGGATATTCATTATACTTTTCAAAATATATCTCCCTAGCTTTTAAAACTTTAGATCTATAAACGATCATTGACTCCAAGAGTTGCTTATTATTTACATAGTGCTCTGTTTTTTTTCTTGGCATGATCCAAAGATTCTTTTTAGAATTAAATTAATTATAACATATATTCACATACTTGACAACTTATAACAATTTATGTACAATAACTCTGTAAGGGTTGAAAGGATAAGATTAGCTTTCTTTATTACTATTAGGTCTTTTCCAATCATCTTCAAGTTTTTTACGTGCATCGTTAACATTTGATATATAACCCATTTTTGAATCTGGTTTTACTTCATTTTCAATACTTTCAACATCAAATGGATTTTCAATAAAATCATTGTAAATATTAATCAACTTTTTATCATCTGTTTCCGTAATATAAATTACTTTATCAAATTTAATGATAAAAAAGTCTTCATCAGTTAACTCCATCCACGGTTTTACTTTTATAAAAGAACCATGATTACCACCAATCATTGTCATGATGACAGGATTTTGAAGAACTATAACAGTATCATCATTCACTTCATCAGGCATGACTAGTGCAAAGATTTCTTCTCCAGAAACTAGTTTAATAATAGCATAAAATTCTTCTTGCATTATTTTTTTAACGGAATGTTTTTAATATCATAGTTAAAATTTTCTTCATTATAAATTTTTATTCTTTCAATTAGATGATTTAACGTGTAATTTTTTCTGGACTTGTAACTAATATCATCAGCAATATCATATAAAGTTGCCTTTTCTTTCTTATCACTTTTTCGTAGAACTCTTCCAATTGATTGAAGATTTCTTATTCTTGATTTAGATGGTGATGCAAAAATTATATTGTGCAAATTTTTGATATTAATCCCAGTGGAAAAAGTCCCGTAAGAGGCAACGATAATCGCACCACTTTCATTTTCAGTGATTTCTCTAACCTTTTCTCTGTCTTCGGTTTCCACTCCACCATGAATAAAAAAGACATTTCGACTCTCAATAATATTACTTTTATTTATTAAATCAAATAAAGGTCTTCCATGAGTCTCTACTCTTGCAAATAAAATTAAAGTATTACCTCTTAGATCAAGTGCTAAATTTTTAATAAACTTGTTTCTTTGATTGTGATTTATAATGTATTGAACCTCGTCCTCAAATGTTTCAAATTTATTTGGTGGGTGTTTCAATAGTAGCACATTGATATCTAGTTTAGCAAGATGCCCTTTCTTCATTAACTCGTCAGTTTTAATGATCTTATAGGAAGGTCCGAACAATCCCTCAAGAACCCACTTATGTGTTTGTGTTCCATCAAGAGTTCCTGTAAATCCGTATCTATATTTTGCATTACTTAATTTAGTCATTATAGATACTAATGATTTGGATTTAAACTGATGAGCTTCATCACCTAAAACTACATCAAATCTTTCAAAGTATTTTCTTGGAAGTTTATATATTGACTGCCAGGTTGTAATTATGACTTGCGAATCAGTCTCTCTATCTTTACCAGCATAAATTTTGTGACAATATGAACCAACATCCCAACCATAATCCGAAAAGTCTTTATACATCTGCTCTACCAGAGATGTCGTTGGAACAACTATCAGAGTATTTTTATTTTGCTCTACGAAGTAACGAACGATTGAGTAAATCATCAAAGATTTGCCGGAGGCAGTTGGACTTATTATTAACCTTCTATTGCATTTTAGAGCATCGTATACTCCCTCGATTTGATAATCTCTAGGTTTATATTTGGAAATATATTCCATATAGTCTTTTACACCCTCCTTTGAAATCATTTTATTAACTTCAAAAGGAGTTCCATAATACTTATTATCTTCAAATTGATAAGTATAATTATGATCTTCACAAAATTGAATTAACTTATCTAATAAACCTACGTATATTTCTCCAGTATGGTTGCTGAATAATCTTATTTTTCCATCCCAATATTTACTACGATACTGTGGCATAAACTTTGCACCTGGCACCTCAAAAGTAAAGTAATCAGATAATTCATAATATACGTGAGTATCTGATTTTACCTGTAGATGTACTTCATTCTTTTTTGAAATAACCAAATGAGACATAACATCCCTATCATTTCAATTATTTATTTACCTTTCTTTGAGTAAAATCTATACCTTCCATATGATCATATTCGTGTTGAAATACTCTAGATGCAAGTCCCTCTAACTTCATTTTATGTTTTTTCTTATCAGCATCTTCATATTTTACAACAATTTTATCTGGTCTTTTAATTTTAAGAAAAATATCTGGGTAAGATAGACAACCTTCTTCCATTTCTACTTCTTCAGTATATGACTTAATAATACGAGGATTGAAGCATACCATTATTTCGTTATGTTCTAAATTTCTTATCATGGAAAATGCTCTTTCCCATATACCTATTTGATTTGCAGATATACCAATACCATTATAATGTATCATATTTTCTACCAATGTTTTAGATAAAAAATGACGATCTAATTTATAACTACACGAATCAATTCGATGATGAAATAATTGATGTTCTGGTTTTACTAGTTCTCTTATCATTAGAATCCTGACTGAAACTTCTGCCATTCTATGGCATTTTTAATTTGATATGTACGATTTGATACTACTCGTATTATTTCTTCTAGAAATTTTAAGGTAGTATCATAATATTTTATCTTCATGTCAATTGCATTTAACTTGTCATCTGCTTCCATATGCCTCTGTATTGCGTCTTTCTCCCTAACCTTATACGGAAATGGATCTTCCACATATATTTCTGCAGGTGCTTTGCCAGTATAATAGTTATGTCTTTCCAAACGAATACGATTATACGACTCTCTTGCCTTCTCTCTTAGTAGAGAAATAGTATTATAAACTGTATAATACTTTGAATGTAATTGAGGTATTTTTAATGATTCATCATGTAGGTTATCAGGATCAATAACAGAGTCTTTCTGCCACATCTCCTGAATTTGTTCAAGATTCATAAGGGTGTTCTTCCATCTGGTTCTACTATATTATACACTGTATATTTAAAAACTGCTTCAGCTGTAAAGAAATTTATATCAGTATCTGATGCTGTAAAATCAAGTGATGTTAAACTCACTGGGAATAAGTCATTAAACTTTACAATCGCAGTATCTCTGTAATTACTATTCAATATATGTAAACTACCATCACAAAAACTTTGAGTTCTATCTCTAAGTCCATCCTCGTCAATATTTAAATTTTTAAATTCTTCAGTTGTCTCAGGATATCCCAAACCTTTTAACCAATTATGAATCAACATATAGTTTTCTAAATTTTCATCCACTAAAAAACTCAAAGTAAAATCACCAAATTGTAATTTATCACCAGGTATATCAATATCTTTTAGATATGATGTTTGTACACTTGTTCCTAAAGTTAACTCAGGTATTCTTGAGGAGTATGAAAAAAATGTTACTTTACGATTTTTCGATAAAGTAAATTTAAATCCTATGGGTGATAAAAAATTACGATTTTCTATCTGGTTTTCATATGCTCTTGCCATAATTATTCACTCACTACAACTGCATTTTTCCACCAACTAGGTTGATAGGTATATGATTTATTTCCTATTGTACGTGTGACACTTGTATTTTTTTGATTATTTGCCTCAGTTTCATCAGTATAAATTTTACGTGATTCATATTGATTCGTCCAATTATTGTCTCCTGCATAATATTCCACTCCATCTGTTGGTACAGCTGAACCTAAAATACTAGTTTTCTTGATGTGATACGGCATTTTTTTTCAATTGGTTTTTAAATTTTTTTGCGTAGAGTACATCAGCACTTGAATATAAAACTGGATTTTTCTTTGCTCTTTTGAGGATAAGTTTAGTTGCTTTTTTATCATTCATATAAGTATTTATCACATAAAAAAAGAGGGGAATCCCCTCTTTTGATACTGAATTGTAAATTTTTAGATAAGTACCTCCTTACAAATACGTTTACATACAGATTGTCTATCATCACATTCGATTAGACACTCGTAGTATTCTGTAAGTTTTGCATCGTGTTCTTCTTCATATGAACCTGCTAATTGATTATATGATACTAGGTTGTGCATAATAGCTCCATTAAAGAATACAAAAGATAAGATTACAAAGAGGTTTTCAGAGCATCTTGTTTATCCTAATTCTACCATTATTTAGTTAGGAGATCAACACAAAATAGATTTTATTAACAAAAAGAAATGCCTACGAGTTTATACCTAGACAAAAAAAAGAGACCCCGTAGGATCTCTTTGAAAGATATAGAATATTTGAATTACATTAGGTTTTGAACTGTAACTCTTCTATAGTATCTG